CTTTAGTCCATTCCTCAACAACATAGTTAAGATATGTATCAACATTTTTAGAAATCTCTTCTTTAACAGAATCAATTTCAGTTTCTTTTTCAGTTTTCAGTTCGTCAGCAATACGTTCGATTTCTGAACGCACACGCGACTTAACAGCAGCTTCAAAAATTGTAGCAGCCTTAGTTTTGAACTCTTCGGAAAGAGTATCATCACCACTAACCAAAGCTTCTACGTCTTCCTTCACAGAGATGTTTTTAATTTTCTCTTCAATCTCTGCTTTGGCATCTTCAAGCTTCTTCAATGCTTCTACAGTCTCAGCATTCTCTGTCTCTTCAAGTTTCGAAGCATGAGTAGACAACATCTCTTCGATATCAGCTTTCTTCATCTTTGCGATATTCTCAAGATACTGAGCCTTGGTCATCTTTTTATTCTCTTTAAGCTCTTTACCGTCATGTTCTACTTCATCACCGGCAGCAAGTTTCTTAGGAGCATCTGATTTAATCTCGACTTCCTGAGCAGGATCATCAGAAACCTCATCATCGTCCTTCGATGCTTCAGCAGTAGCGTCACTCTCGGCAACAACTTCAGCTTCCTCAGCAGGAGCAGCCTTTAAAATTGTAGGGTTTTCTGCCTCTTCAAGTTCAGCTAGAACTTCCGCTTCAAGTTCTTCAATTGTTTGTTCTAATTCAGACATAGGCTATCTCCTTACCTTTGTGTTATTATATTTATAATTTATAATCTTTTGAGGAACTTAGCAAACTCTAAAGCCTCAACCTTTGCATCTCTTTGACGCTTTTTAACATCAAATTTTTGCCGTATTTCCACAAGTTCTGCTTCAATTAGGGCTCCATTATTCCAAACCCACTCTTTACCTTCCATAATGCCTTCTACGAAAGCATTTGGTGCAGAAGGATCAGCAACAATATCAGCAGCAGTTGCAAGATAAAAATCATCTCTTACATAGTTAGCACCATTCTTTTGATCCAAACTACCCATACCCCTTGAAGAAACACCCAATTTGGCTCCTTCATCCATAAGATTTTTTACAATCTCACCCATTGGAGTTGACATAATTTTTGCTTCACCAATAAAATTCTTGCCATCTTCTTTAAGCGATGTAATCATGTGGGAAACTCGTTCCAGATTAACCGTTGGGCCGTCTGGATGACCTAATTCACCGAAAGCTCTTTTTTCTTGGATAAAATTCTTATTGTATTTTGCAACTTCTTTTTGAAGAATTTCCATAGGATATATACGACCATTACGATTTTTTACATCAGCTTGCATGAAAATACCACGAATTTTATAATTTTTCTTGCCGCCTTCTCTCTCTTCACAAATATATTCTACTTCTTCGACCGCCTCTGAAAATAATTTTACTGTATTCATGACATATTATCCTTATAAACCCGTATGTCCTATTACAATCTCTTCCACATATATACCAGCATCAGACCCGGCAGTTTCATTAATTGCTGAAATTGTAAAATTAGAACGTAATGTTCCTGATGTAAAAGTTCCTGTTGATGTTGAATCCGGCGCAATTGTAATAGTATTAGTTGTAACAGAAGATACATTTACATTTGTTATTAAAGTATTCCATGCAGATACACTACAATTTGTCATTGCTACTTGATCGCCGGCAACAAATCCATGATCTGATGTACTACCAGTGGTAGATAAAACCGCTGGGTTAGCATTTGTTGCTGAAGCAATATGAATAGATAGAGGACGCTGTTCTGGAACTACAGTGATAGAAGTTCCAGCCTTTAAATAATGTCCAGTTGTAGCAGTAACAGCAGTTCCTTCATTAGTAATTCTTACAAAACAATCTTGTCCAGCATATTCACTAACTCGATATGCACCGGCCGCGGCCAGCGTTGTAAGCGAAAGACCATGTGCTGCATCATCTCCCATAGTTGAGGCTGTAATCCCTCCACAATGTCTAATTAATTTAAAAGCCATTATTCACCACTCCTAGATTGATAACATTTCTTGTTCAAAATAATTCATAAGGTCTTTTTCTAAAACCTTAAACTTTTTTGATACATCTTGTATAGTCTTCTCGAAAGTATTTAGGAAATCTGAAGGTTTAGAATCCATAATTCCGAATATTTGATCAACAGCATCCTTCATCTTCGGCGAAAGTTTCTTATAATGCCGAGATTTCTTATGTTCATCCTTTTCAAGTACCGTTGTACCATAAATTCCACTAAAATTTTTAGTCATTAGTTTCCATTTTCTTAACATTAGATACAAAGGCTTTTGATATTTCTTTTCTTTTAACTTCAAGAGCATCACCAACCTTTGCTGAAATTGTAGTTTTAAATACTTTTTCCGCTTCTATATTATTTCCTGATACAACTGCATCTACAAATTCTCTACTCATTATTTCTTTCCTTTCTTCACATAAAATTCTTTATCATCTTCTACAGGTTCTTCTTCAGGTGGTTCTTCTGGCGCATTAGGGTCTATACCCAACGCCTTGTCGGCCATATCGGCAGCACTATCAGCTGGGTCCATAGGCTGACCGTCAGGTCCAACTGGAATTCTATGTATACCATCGCCACCAGCGGGTACTACAATTCCACCATCCATCGGATCAGTTTTCATTTCTTTCTTAATTTGATCACGCATCTCTTGAATTTCTGAATCATTCATACGCAATACTTTCTTCAATACATATTCTTTACTGAAGAATGTTCCAATATAAGCTTCAACTGTTTGTAATTGATTAAGTCTATTTTCCAAAAGTTCTGCATCTTTTAATTCTGCGAAATGCCCATCTGCAATATAATCATATTGAATATGTTCTTGTATTTCGGGCCAATCATCTGGAGCAATAATACCTTTCAACAATAATTGTGTTTTAAGAATGTCCGTAAACATTGGAGAAAACTTTTTACGAATTCGTTGAACAAATTTTGTAAATTTAAGTTCATCTCTTGTTATTTCTGTTGAACGACCAAGACTAAAACCACTTTCAGATTCCATACGAGAAATTGGCACGTTTAATGAACGATATAATTTTCTCTGGAAATATTGAATGTCATCAATCTCTCCAAGATTAGAACCACCTGGCAAAGTAGTAATTTCTGTACCTCTACCACCTTCTCTTCGTGGGAGCCAAAAATCTTCTAACATACTCATATGATTTCGGTCATCACGAATTTCACCAGTATTTGCATCATACACAAGTTTGTTGCGATAACGATTCATCACATCCTTGAGATATTGCTCTGCTTTAATTTTTGGAAGATTGCCAACGTCAATATAAAAAATTCTGCGTTCTGGTGCTCTTGAAATACGATAGATAACAAGTGCATCCTCAATCATACGCAATTGATTAACAGGTTTGATTGCTTTATGTAAATAAGAAAGTACCCGACCACTATTACCATCAATCAAACCAGAAGGAACATAAGTGATAGCATCTGATGCAATCTTTAAACCTTGACCAGCCCCACCGACTCCAGCCGTAGATAATCCTTTTTCATTATAAATAAAATATTCATCAATCTTTTCAGTTATTTCAACTCCTGTTTTACCATCTAAGCTTTTCTTAACTTCTCTAACTTTTTTAATTTTAGTTGGGTCTATATACCTTAATTCTGTAATTCCTCTTCTTGGATTTTTAGTATCAATAATTTTATGATAGAAAATTCTACCATCAACATACCAACGCCTGAAAATGTCATGTCCCTTACGTTCAAAATTTAGAAGCCGTAAAACTTCATCAAATTCTGCACGAATTTTTCTTTTAATTTTATCAGGATAACGTAAACGATCTAAAGAAATTTCTATTGCCTGATCGTTTTGATTAGAAACAATACCTTCGTTCACAATATCTTCAACAGCAGTATCACATTCTGCCTGTTGAGCAATATCACGATATCTCCGAATTAAATCTAAATCGGTTTTTTCTCTACCATCTGTGTCTAGAATTTGTGCAAAGAAGCCACCACCAGCGACATCTATAGTGCCGTCATCAGGAGTTGGGGTGGAGAATGTTTTTTCTCCACCCGTATCCTTAGCTGATCTTTGTATTGTGAACCCAAAAAGTTCTGCCATAATAACTCCCTACCAGTTATTACTATTTAGTAGGTATCAAATTAGAAGTTTACCCCTGAAGCTTCGAAATGTTGATATCTCCAAGTTACCTCAAAGGTTTCTAATTCACCAGCTGCTTCATTTGTAAGAGCAATTTCTGTAACACCTGTTGGCCAGGCGCTTCTAAAAATATAACTCTTTAATACAGTATCATCACGATCTAAATGTTCTACAGTTAGATCAGTCTGATAATCAGAAGGAGCAACAACTCCTGTACCAGCAGCAAGATCATTAATACCATTAGACCACCGTTCCATTGCAGTACGGATCATAAAATCCGTATCATTAATGAAAGTAGTTGTCCAAGGATCACCAAATTCTCTATCTCCAGCAATATAAATTGACCTTCCACGGAAAGGAACTGCAATTTCTGGAAGAGTCATTCCTGGCAAATTAGCAGCTGTTACCAGAAAAGATGTCCTACGAACATCAAGTCCTATTGTAATTCCTGTTGGAGGCGTAATTGTTACCCTGTACTGATTGGCTCGGGCACCACCGCCGATTAGACTAGCTTTAAAGTCATCTATATTTGGCATGATTAACCTCCTACCTCACTAAACTCAACACCAGTTCGCACGGCAATAAAGTTTAGTGTAATGAAGTTAATGGACCTAGCAGGTTTAATGTAGATGTCTCCAATAAACTCGTTTCGATCAATAACCTCTCCTGTGTTATTTGTGCCATCACATACTACCTTAAAATCAAAAATACCTCTTCGACCTTGAACATCCCTCAAGAAAGGTTCAACCATATTACGGAACTGAGCCCGTGTAAATTCATCGTTGAACTCAAAGAGCATATACTTAGCAGCAGTTGCGATAGCTTTCTCTAGAACCAAGAACAACCTACGCACGTTAATGCGGTCAAAAGCACTTGGTTTTGTGAGTGCTGTTTTGTCACCAAACAATGTAACACCTTGGCCGGGGAAATTAACAACTGGATTAATCCTTGCACGATAAAGAATATCTCTTTCCGACTTTTTAGGATTATATGACAGTTTAATAGCACCCCTTACAATGCCGCGAGTGTAACCAGCGGGAGAATACCAAGGATCGGCAACACCATCTGTGTATGCACAAAGGCCGGCAGTATCACCATTCATCGGCACCCAACGATATACATCATTGTATTTGTCGTACATATATTTGTAACAACTGTCATAAACCATGTAAGACGATGACGGGCAAAGATCAAACGCAACTTTAACATTTTGTGCAGCTTTCGCAGCAGTTGCAGATGACGCCGCCAGACCAACATGTGCAGCCCGATTAGGTGAAACAAATCCCACACAATCTTTTCTGCCTTCTACAAGATCAGTAATCATTGTTACATGTGTGTCTTGAGTTGCGTTTGTAGCTCCAGAACCACCGCCCTTGGCACCTAAGACAAGGTTAATATCTAATGATTCAACATCTGAAAATTGATCATAACCGATTGCCAATTCACCAGCAGTTACAGCATAATCATCTGTGCCGCCAGTAAGTGCATCAATTGTCATAGGAATAACTGAAGTATAAGCACTTGTTATATTTGTGCCCCAGTTAGTACCACCAGAAATGTGATCCGTCCAGTAGACATATTTTGATGCTCTATAGAGAACGTCAGGATAATAATTGCTGTTACCTTGAGCAGTTTTTGCAACTGAGTTCTTTGATAGATTACCATGTGTTTCTAATACAGAAGCAGTTCTTGCACCATTTGCTCCAGCAGCACCAGTAGTGCAAACACCACCAGCAAAACCAGTAAGTGCGCCAGATGTATCATAAATTACAATATGTAGTTCATCGTTAGAAGTCCCGCCGCCATTATCTGTCGCCCACTGAGAAGTACCAGGCGCACCATCAAATAAATCATAATACCGCCAACGGCGTTTAATATAACTATTGTCTGCTATAGTATTTTGTAGACCAACAGCATTTGGATCATCTTTTAAACGGATTGTTAATGCATTCGTGCTTGTATTAATAGCTGTTACTTCATATTCATTAAAATCATCAACTGGCGTTGTATTACCAGTATCTGAATAGAATGAAATTAAATCACCTACATTAAATGCCCAGCCAGTCTCATCTGCGTTATCAACTGTAATTGTAGTAGCGCCGACCGTTCCAGCACCAGCAACTTGATTATTTACAAGTAAATTTTGCTCGTATGAAGTTGCCGTATTGCAAATCTGAACACCGATTGCATTACCCCAAGTACCAGCAGACTTTGCAGCCCACTCACCGTGAGAACCTTCGCCTGCAGCGAAAGACGCATTGTAATGGTCATCATCACGAATAAGGATACCACTATTAGCACCAGCATTTAGAATGCCTGAAGTGCAACGAACTACTCGTAACGCATCTGAATATTGCAAAAAGTTTGAAGCTGTAAACCACCATTCAAATTGATTGCTCGAAGCTTTAGGTTTACCAAAAACCTCTAAAAGTTGTTCTTCTGAACCAATATTAACAACAGAACCCACTGGACCTTTTTCAAAAGGACCGGCGATAGCACCTATCGTAGTTTGAACAGCTGGAACAACATTTGTAAGATCAATCTCTCTGACATGTACGCCAGGTGAAACTAAAAATCCCATGTTCTTACTCCTTTAATTGTAGAGTGTTATTTCAATTATATTTATAAAAATTCATTTTCCAAGACAACTTTTTAGATGTGTTATAACATATAAATAATTTCATGCCAAACGCACATTATGAAAAATATAAAGACACTATTAAAAAGGTAGCTCGTAGAAATTATCGCAAAAGAATTGTTTTACTAAACGAATTTCTAGCAGATAAATCTTGTCAACATTGTGGAGAAAGTGAAACTGTCTGTCTCAAATTCCATCCCCATGATGCAGAAATTCGAAAAATTACAAAAAGAGTTGGT